CCCCCCGTGTTCCGGCGTAGCTCAGCGGTAGAGCAGTTGACTGTTAATCAATTGGTCGTAGGTTCGATCCCTACCGCCGGAGCCAAAAATCCCTGAAAATACAGAGATTTAAGAGCAAGCCCCCTCGCGGGGGCTTTTCTCGTTTGGACATTGGGGAACACGGGGGGAACAGGTCTAGGGCGGGGGAACGCGCCCAGCGCCACCGATGAATCGGTCATTCTGCCCGCTTCAAGGCCGCATGGGTGAAGCCCTCGCGCATCCGCTTGCCGCCGTCGAACCAGCAGCAGAGCGCATCGCCGGTCATGTAGGCTTCGCCCTCATAGGTCATCACCGGCCCGCCGCTCTTGAGCTGCACCAGGTCGCCGGGTTTCAGGTCATCCTTGGTCATGGTCATTCATCCGCCCAATCAATGAAGGCCAGCGCGTCTTGCAGGGTCGCGCCCTCGATCCCGGCTTCCTTTGCCTGCGCAAGAGCCGCCACCATCGTTGCCAGCGCCCGCGCTTTCCCGCCCGCGTCGAAAGCCTGCATCGGGCGCACAACGTCGATCTGGACAGGCCCGCCGAGCTTTTCCGTGGCTTCCTCGGCCATCTGCCCGGCAATCGGCTGCAAGATGAGCTGCGCAAGATGCCGCTGCGCCTCACGCACCATCGGCCCGGTTGTCGCCGGGTTTTGCAGGCCAGGCAGGATGCCGAAAGCGGAATAGATCGCGCCCTTGGCTTCGGTCAGGAACTTGTCGGCCAGGGTGCGCGACAGATCGGGGGAAAGCTGATCCGGCCCCTTGCCAAGTTGCGGGTGCATCCCCGCGCCGACAGCTTGCGCCACGCCCTCGATCACGATTGCCGAGCCGCGCCGCCCGATGAAGGAACGTCGCAAGCCGTCCATGTCATCCGCCGAGCCTTCCGGCACGGGCACGATCTGACTGCCGAGGGGCGCATCGCGGAACACGTCGCGGATCGCGGTTTCCACCTCGGCAAGCAGTTGCGCCGAAAGTTGCGAACGCCGCAGGGGGGCAGAGCCCGCCCAAGGCATCACGGCATCGGAGCCGATGCGGAAGTGCAGCACTTCACCGGCCAGCGCAATTTCGGATCGCCCGCCGCCCGCCTCGGAGATTTGCAGGCGGTAGGATCGCGGATCGCCGTTGCGGGTCGTCACGTCCCAGTCAGAGGCCGCAATGAGCTTGTCACGGATCAGGAACACCGTCTCGCCCCGCAAGGCCAGTGCGCGGGCCGTGATCGCCAGTGCCCGCCGGGTCAACAGGTCGGTGCCCTTCACATCGGCCAGCGACAAGCCGCCTTCCCAGAGGGTGACGCAGGATTGAACCGCCGAGGTCAATTCGCCAAGGCCAGAGGCCCCGGTGATGAAGGATTGCCGCGCGGCCATGATCTGCGCCGTGTAGCCGGTGCCGCTCGAGCGGGTTTCCACCGGCTTGCGCCGGAAAAGGTCGATCAGCCCCATGTCATGCCCTCCACCGATTCAAGGCATACTGCGCACCGCGCAGGGGTTGCTGGTCTTGGTGCCTTTCCCATGCCCGCGCCTCGATCTGCGCTTGGCTGTAGGCGGGCCGGGTGACTGCCGACAGCTCGAACAGCGCCGCGCGTATGACGGTGCGCAGATAGTCAGCGCCGCGCCGCTCGATCCGTTCCCCGCCCGGCTGGACGCGGAACCCAGGCGACAAGCCCCGGATCAGGCCGCTTGCATGAGCCGCCAGAAAATCGCGCGCCCAGGACGTGCCGCCGTCGATCCGGGCTTCCAGGACAAGCGCCGCGTCGGTGTCGGTCAAGGTCAGGGTGTCCGCCGCCCTCGAGGCCAGGGGCTTGTCAACGCTATGGCCGAACAGCAGGTGGATATCCTCGCCCGCGTCGATCCGGTCTGCGAAGGCCCGAGGGGCGATAACCTCATGCCGCCCCGGTGCCAGCTCGGTTTGCGCACCATAGGGGAAGCTCGCCCGAAGGCGGGTCTCCCCGCCCTCGCTGCGAACGTCCAGAGCGCCAAGGTTGCCGCCCCAGAGCATCAGCCCAGCTCCAGCCCGGTTACAAGCTCGAGCTGCGAACCGCGCGCCACGGTCACGTCAGCGGTCGTCAATGCCGTGAGCCGAAGCCCGCCGGATTGCGCATCGGAATACGGGTCGCGGATCAGATCGAAAGCCCCCCAGATGCCGACGAAGGCCGGGGCAACGCCGCCCGCATTGGTCGTCAGCAGCACTTGGGTTTCCAGCGGCGGGCCACCAGCCGGCGCCGCAAGCGCATTGGACGACATGACGATGCCGCCGAGATTTTCTTTCAGCCGGTCAAACTCGAACTTGAACCCGCCATCACCGACCATCAAGCCATCAAGGAAACTCCACAGCTCGGGCCGGATCAGTGCGCGCACCGCGCCCGGCCCTGCCGCCGCATTGGCGGTCATGAACCGCACCACAGCCGCCCGCACCGCCGCCCAGGACGCCGAACCCGCTGCATCGGTCGAGGTGATGCCATAGGTTGCCACGCCGGGCACCACGCCGAGGGGTTGCCCGTTCGCCCCGGTGCCGAGGAAAATCGCCTTGTCCAGCTCGGCTTGCATGGTCCCGGCCATGTCGCGCCGGATTGCCGATTCCAGAGCATCGCCCGACTGCATCATGGCCTTGCGGCTGATCCGCATGTGGATGCCGAGGGTTTGTTCCGGTTTCAGCGCCTTGTCGGTCGTCGCATAAACGGTCGGCCCGGCCACATTGGCAAGCTCGCCATCGGCCCAGCCAGCCGTCACCGCCGAGGTCGTCACCGGCCATTCAATCGCCCCGCTGCCCACGGTGATGAGCTGAACGCCCATCTGCGCCGCGACAGAGGCCGGGAACAGCCGATCAATGATCGGGCGGGTTTGCAGCGGGTCCGGGGTGCCCGAGGCAATCGTTTCGCCCGCCCGTTGCTCGAGCGCCAGAAGCGGAACCGGGATGCCGCGATATCCGCCCGCGTTGCGCAATTCCTGCACCACTTCGGCGGTCTTGGACCCGCGTAGAAGTCCAAGACCAGCGTACCGATCCGGGCACGGCTGCCGAAGCTGGTCAGCAGTTCGAAACCGTCCGTCGAGGGGCTGCGGAACACCGCGATCTCGCCCGGCCAGGGAACGGCATGCGCCGCTGCGAAGGGGCGGTGCGCGGGCTGGTGCATGTTCCGTTCGTCGCGCCGCCGAGCGCGCCCCAGGCGGCGAGGATCACGGCAATTGGTCGGGGCGCTCGTCCTTGGCGAAGGACGGCATCTCCCACGTCGAGGGCAGCGTCTGTTCGGCGACCTTGGGCGGGCGGTTCGGACGCCGCCAGCCCATGAAGCAGAGCTCGTGCTTCCAGATGTAGTGCGATCGGGTGAGAACCCCGCGGTCCTTAACCCAGATGATCTGCTGGTGGACGAAGGCGCCGGCCTTCTCCCAGCACGCCTCGAGCATCGCCTGGCGGCGCGACGCGTGCCAGCAGTACCAGGCGGCATCCTCGGCGATGGCCTCGGCCACGGCGGCGGCGATAAAGCCGTCGTAAAGCTCGGCCTCCTGCGAACTGTCGTCTTAGGTCGTGCCATAGGACGCCGACCAGTCCTTGTTGCGGGTCGGTTGGTTCGATCCGTCGTAGTCCACCAGATACGGCGGTCACCGGAGGCACGGAGCCCCCGGCGTCACTATCGTCACCGTTGTCGTCCGCGACGTAGGCCAGCAGCTTGTCCAACTCGCCGTCGGAGAAGCCGACCAGCGACAGGTCGAAATCCTCGGCCAGCAGGTCGTTCAGTTCAGCCGACAGCAGCGCCTCGTCCCAGGTGCCGAGCTCCGTCAGCTTGTTGTCCGCGATGCGGTACGCCCGGCGTTGCGCCTCGGTCAGGTGCCCGAGCACGATCACCGGCGCTTCGGTCAGTCCCAGCTGGGTTGCCGCCAGAACGCGCCCGTGCCCCGCGATCAGCTCGCCGTCCTCGCCGACGAGACATGGCACGGTCCAGCCGAACTCCGCCATGCTGGCAGCGACCTTCGCGACCTGGCCCGCGCCATGCGCCTTCGCGTTCTTCGCGTAGGGCTGGAGGCGCGCAAGCGGCCACGTCTCGATCGCGTCCGGGGCGAAGCTCAGCGTCATGGTGGGCAAGGTTCCTCGGTCGGGTGGATGCCGGCGGCTCCGGACTCCGGATGCCGGGCCGGACTCCACACGGGGTCCAGCGGCTGCCAGTGGTGTCCGGTCGGAATGCCAGCATTCATTGGTGTTTGCGCGGGGCGCGCGTGGCTCCAGATTCCGGGGGGCCCAAAAATCCGGCCCTTTGGCTGGCGATGTCCTGCGCTTCGCCCGCCAGCATACGAATATCGCCCAGAAGGAACCAAGATATCAAAGGCTTGGCAGTTCGGACCCCGGCTGGACCCTTCGCTGGACCCCGGAAGCCAGCGGCGCGGCCTCTGCCTGCGCGCTCCTCTCCCGAGCATATTCGTTTTCTAACGGCCTCATCGAAATGTGTAAGGCCCTGCGATGTACACATCGTCAGTTTCGAGATCACCGACCGGCTGTCGGACCGCACGATCGACGCGCTGGTGGCCGCGCGCCACGATTTCGCGGCAGGCGCCGGGCCCGCGCCCGAGCCCCCGCCGTTCGACCCGCTGGCCGCCCCGGGCGCGGCCTTTGCAGCCCATCGGCTCAAAAAAGACGCTGACGCAACGGCACGTCTGTTTTTCCGAGCCTGACGGCCCGGTCGAGCGGATCACCGACCGCGCCGTCGCGGGCGCCGAGCGGCTGTTCCGGCGGCGGATTGCGGCGGCGCGCGCGGTCGTCGCGGCGGCCGCCAACGAAGGCACGGCCGAGGCATTCCGCGACGCGGCGCTGGCGGGGCTGGTGGGCCTGGCCGCCGCCTGGACGCCCGACGCGCTCGGCACCCTGCTGGGCGACGCGCTGGAACTGGCGGCACTGGAGGGGCGCGAGACCGTGCTGGCCGAGGCCGACGGGACCAGCTTCGCCGGTCCGGACCTCACCCGTCAGGAATTCCGCGAGCAGATCGACTTCCTGACGCAGAAGCGCGCCAGGCCGACCCGGGCCTGGACCGATGCCATGCACGGCACCCATGATCGCGCGTTCGTCGTGGCCGGCGCCACCGACATCGCGATGCTGGAGGAGTTCCAGTCCGCGGTCATCGAGGGGGCGCGGACCTACGACAGCGGCGCCTTCGCCGCCGAGTTCGACCGGATCGTCGAGACCTACGGCTGGTCCTACAATGGCGGGCGCGAATGGCGGATCCGCACCATCTTCGAGACCAACATCCGCACCAGCTACATGGCGGGTCGCCTCAAGCAGCTGCGCGATCCCGATCTGGTGAAGATCCAGCCCTACTGGATGTATCGCCACGCGGATACGCGCGTGCCGATGACCCCGCGCCCGTCGCACCTGTCCTGGGACGGGCTCGTGCTGATGTGGGACGACCCGTGGTGGGACACCCATTTCCCGCCCAACGACTGGGCCTGCAGCTGTGGCGTGCACGGCCTGTCGCGCGGCGATCTCGCCCGGATGGGAAAGCAAGGCCAGGACCGGGCCCCGGCGCTGACCCGGCGGCCCTACACCCACAAGGCCAGCGGCGAGACCGTCCAGCTTCCGGAGGGGGTAGGCTACGGGTGGGACTACATGCCCGGGGATCACTGGGAGCGGGGGCTGGTGCCCTCCGCGCTGATCGACGAAGCCGAGGGGCTGACCCATGCCGGACGGCATCCGGTGCAGATCGACACGCCGGAACCACTCGATGCCTTGATCAGGAAAGCCGTGCCGTTCAGCGCGCGGGCCGTCGATGCGGTCGCGGCGCTGGAGCGTCTGCCGGACCCGTCGCCCGAAGACCTGGTCACGCCGTTTCTGGCGCCATTCGGCGCGCGCATCGGCCAGGCGGTGATGTTCACGGACAAGGCGGGCGTCCGGGTGCCCATCTCGGATCGCCTGTTCCGTGACCGGGCGGGCGAATGGAAGATCACCAAGAGGTCGCGGGCGCGGCTGACACCGTTCCTTGCCGAGACCATCATGGACCCGGACGAAATCTGGCTCGGGATCGCGGCCAAGCCCGACGCGACCAACCCCGGCACCGAGGACATCGTGCTGGATCGGCGCTACATCCGCGCCGATCCAGCCTCGGGGCTGATCGTGGTTTTCGAGATGGGCCGGCTCTGGTGGGAACCCGTGACCGCCTACACCACCACGAAGAAGGGCGGGCTGAAGCCCGATCTCAGGCTCCTGGACCGGCGTCGCGGCGGCAAGCTGCTCTGGAAACGAATGTGACGGCCAGGGTGATCTGGCCGCCGGCGCATCGGCTTACAGGATCCATCACCGATCTTCGCCTTTGCGGCAGGAAAGATAGACGTCGAGTACAAGGATATCAAGCATGACGGGGATCAGCATCGAGGTCGAACTGCGCGACGCCGAGGCGCGCGAGGGCCTGCGGGCACTGATGGCGCGCCTCGACAATCGCCGGGCCTTCTTCATGCGGATCGGCGACAGGATGCTCTTGTCGACCAGCACCAATTTCCGCACCGAGACCGATCCCGAGGGACGGCCCTGGACGCCGTTGCGCCCGGCGACCGTCCGCGCGCGCACCCGGAAAAAGCAGCTGCCGCTGACGATCCTGCGGTCGAATACCAGGGGCAAGGCCGGGTCCAGCCTTGCCGGTTCGGTCAACAGGCAGGCGTCCGACGACGAGCTGCGGATCGGCTCGCCCGTCGCATATGCCGCGATCCATCAGCTGGGCGGGACGATCCAGAAGCCGGCGGGCAGCCGCTGGATGGCCGGGCGGCGGTTTGCCAGGCGGGCCGGGGCCCCGGACGGCAAGGCGGTGGCGATCGCGGCGCATGCGATCACCATCCCGGCCCGCCCGTTCCTCGGGCTGTCGGACGCCGACGAGGCGGCCATCCTCGACGAGGCCGAACGCTGGCTCTACGGCTGAGCGCCGGAGCGGCCCGCTGGGCGGCCGGGACGCTCCGGGGGTCCGACCATGCCCGCCGGGCCGACTTGCCCTGTTAGCCCCCTGTCAGGATCGCTCTGCGGCACAATCGGCGGCGGCGGACGCAAACGGGCTTGATCGGCAGGCCCGGCGCGCGCTTCCTGACGCGGCCGGCGGGCCCGTGCGCCGCTTGCCCGGCCCGCAGATCGGGCCCGCAGATCTGGTCCGCAGATCTGGCCCGCAGATCTGGCCCGCAGACGCCCCCGCCGCCAGCGCCACACCGCCGGCCCGGAACCGGCTTCCGGGCGACAGGGGCCGCGCGCCCCGGGCATGGTCCACCAGACCCAACTGGATGGACCCATGCCCGCCCCGCCACTGACCGCCCGCATCGAGGTGTTCCGCCCCGGCACGTTCCGGCCGATGGAGGGCGAGCCGATCACCTATTCGGCCGCCGACCTCCGCGCCATCGCCGACGCCTACGATCCCGAGGCCGCGCCCGCGCCGGTCGTCGTGGGGCACCCCGACGCCGATGCCCCGGCATTCGGCTGGGTCGAGAGCTTCGACTACGACGCCCAGGCCGAGCGGCTGTTCGCGAACCTGCACCAGATCGAGCCGCAGTTCGCGGACCTGGTGAAGGCGGGGCGGTTCAAGAAGGTCTCGATGGCGTATTTCAATCCGTCGCAACCGCACAATCCGGTGCCCGCTGTCCTTCTCGGCCTGTTCGACCCATCCGCTCAAGGTCTGGGGAATACGGCCGATCTTGGGTGCAATGGCCGCGGTCGCGCCCGCCTGCGTCTCATAGGAGCCTTGATGCTCAAGCACCATACGGACCGCGCGGGCGCGGACCTCAGGCGAGTAGCGATTTGCCAGTTTTGCTTTATGTCATAACCATCATCCTTACTTAGAGTCAGGACCCATAACTTTGCTTGAGCGAGAGGCTGTGGCATGATTCAACCTCCCAACTTGGGGAGGGATCATGAGCGATCTTTACTGGCTGACGGACGAGCAGTTGGAGCGGCT